GAGGAGATGCAGGCTGCGGTCTCCGAGCTGCGGGAGACGAACGCCAAGCTGGAGCGGCAGCTCCTCGTGAGCAAGGTCGCGCGGAAGCACGAGCTGCCCGACGAACTGGCCGAGGTGCTTCAGGGTGCCGATGAGGCGGCTTTGACGGCGCATGCCAAGAAGCTCCAGAAGTTCGCTGCCCCTCGCCAGCCCGGCGACCTGAAGGGTGGACTCAACCCCGAGGGAGACCGGGACGACGAGATGAACCCCCGCAAGCTCGCGCGACGTTCGCGTCGCTACTGAACCACCAACACTACCCACAGCCCGGTGTGCAAGTGAGGCATGCCGGCTACACGCCTAATGGAGGCACATCATGGCTCACACGATTGTCAAGCCGGCGAAGCTCATCGCAACGGCTGTGGGCATGCTGGAGCAGGAGCTCCTCATTCCCAACCTGTTCGTCAAGAAGGGCATCGACCAGTTCAAGGGGTCGGCCAGCGACACCATCACGATCCCCGTCGAGGGCGTTCTGCCGCACCACACCTACGCGTGGCGGAACGATCGCTCCAGCGCGATCACGTTCGATGAGTACGCCGAGACCTCGGTGCAGGTCTCGTTCGGCGGGAACTACTACTCTGCCGTGCGGCTCACCGACGAGCAGAACGACATGGACCTGGACGGCTGGAGCAAGCTGCTTCGCCCGCAGGTCAAGGCCGTCGCCCGCGCCCTGGGTCGCGCTGCCGTTGCGCAGCTGACCGGCGCTTCGTACAACGTCGTCATCGGCAACGCCGAGCAGCTGCTCCGTGGTGCCCTGGTCGAGGCCCGGCGCGTGCTCAACGTCATGCACTGCCCGGCTGAGGGTCGGATCCTGCTGGTCGGGACCAACTTCGAGGCCGCGCTGCTCAACGACGCCTCGCTCAACCTCGCGCAGAACATCGGTGACGCCGAGGCCGACAGCATCCTGCGGACCGCGACGCTGGGCCAGCGCTTCGGCTTCCGGGTCGTCGTGGACGAGACCATCGGTGCGGACGAGGCGTACGCCTTCCACCCCTCCGCGTTCATCTTCCTCAACGCCGCCCCGGCCGTCCCGAACAGCGTGCCCTTCGGCGCCACGCAGTCGTTCGAGAACATCGCCCTGCGCTGGGTGCGCGACTACGACCCCACCTACATGTGGGACCGCTCCGTGGTCAACACCTACGCCGGCTTCCAGACCGTCACCGACTCCCTGGTGCGGTGGAACGGCACGCAGGAGGTCGTCTCGACCAGCCAGCACTTCGTGCGCGGCATCAAGCTGCTGCTGGACGGGTCCTCGGACTACCCGGCTGCCGCGTCCGAGATCGCGACGTTCACCGGCTTGTCCGACGCCGACGTCTGGACCCCGACCGGCCGTGGCGCCGAGACCGACGTGACCGATCCGGGTGCCAACAACGCCTGATCCGAGTGAGTAAGGCCCGCCTCAGTCTCGTGCTGGGGCGGGCCTGCTCCCGTCTCCCTAGGAGTGACAGTGACATCGTTCGCGACCCTGGAGGAGCTGCAGGAGCGCCTCGAATGGACGTTGGACTCCGACGAGGAGCGCATCGCAGAGGCAGCCCTGGAGGACGCCTCCGAGCTCGCCCGTTCCTACGGGCGGGACTGGGTGGATGCTGCGACCGCCCCTCGTCTCATCAGGACCCTGGTCCTGAAGGCATGCGCACGGTTCATGCGCAACCCAGCCGGCTACACGCAATCCAAGGCCGGCGACGAGTCGGTCATGTGGTCGGATCGTGGGGACACGGCTCTCGGTGAGGTCTACTTCACCAAGGGTGAGCAGAAGATGATCGCTCAGCTCGCCGGCCGCACGGACGGCCTCTCCTCTGCGCCGATCACGGCCTGGAAGTCCACGATCACCGACAACGGCACGGTCCCTGACGGGACCATCTCGGGCAAGAACTTCCCGCTCTACGAGGTGGGTGAGCTCCTGTCATGACGATGCAGCGCAGGCGCGGGATCCGCGTCAAGGTGTGGAAGACGAAGCTCACCACGGACTCTCGTGGCAACGAGGTCAAGATCTTCGACCCGGCCAACTACGAGTACGTCACGGCAGCCCAGATCCCCCAGCGGTCCTCTCGCGCAGAGGTCCCCGGACAGGTGGTCATCAACGTCGTGCGCCTCATCGTCAGTCCGGACATTAGGGACGTGGACATCTGGTCCAGGGTGGAGTTCAACGGTTCCGAGTGGGACATTGCGGCACCTCCCTCCTTCCACAACGGCTCATCGCGTCACACTCGCCACTGGAGCATCGACGTACGCGAGCGTCCCTGATGGCGACGATCTACCGAGGCTCCGGACGTAGGGGCATTGAGTACATCGCCGCCATGCATGTTGACACTCAGCATGAGCTCGAAACGAGGGCATGGGAGATCGCCCTGCGGGCAGAGGCGAACCTGTTGGCGCACAAGGCTGATGGTCACGCAGAGATCCTGCTCCTTCACGGCGACGTGGACTACTACGTAGCCCTGGACGACTCGCGCGGTCTCAACGCCGCGCTCTCGATCGAGTTCGGTCGTGCCGGCTGGATCGACCCGGACAGCGGGTTGGTCATCGGCGCCATGGAGCCACTCAACATCCTGCACGATGCAGCCAATCTACCCCGAGCCAAGCGGCGCCAACCGGCGCTGAAGCCACCGGAGCGCAAGAAGATCCTGCGCGAGCTGCAGAAGAAGCGAAGAAAGAAGGTGACTCGCCTTGGCGGGAGTTCCTCCTGAGATCGCCGCACTCGCGGAATTCGCCCCCGTCGAGGACATCCTCCTGCCGGTTCTGCGGACGAGACTCCCCGGAGTCTCTGTGCAGGATCGCATCTGGGATGACCAGACCTTCCCCTTCATCCTTGTCCGCCGTGCATTCTCGTCGGTCCATTATGACGGGGACCCCCGGTTCACCGACCAGGGCTCCGTCTCGGTGCATGTCTTCTGCCTGGATCCAGACGGAGATCAGGACGCAGCCATCCTGAGCGAGGCTGTCCGCGTCGTCCTTCGGGACGCCGCAACCGAGCGTGCGGGGGTACCCGGCCTCGGATACATCACGCGGGCCGAAATGACAGCGCCTCCGCGACGTGCAAGTGACTGGGCCACCTCGACTGGCCCCGTCCAGTACGCCGACCTTCCCACCGCCTGCTGGCGGTACGAGGCGCGCTACGACGTCGAGGTCCGCAAGTCCAACACCCGGCCATACCCCCTACCCTGAAGATAGGAGATCGCCATGGCAACCAATGACGCTGCCACCTTGGTGATCGGCGCAGGCAACTACTTCACTGCGCCCACCGGAACTGCCATGCCCTCCGACCTCACCGCCCCGGTCTCCCCGTGGGCGTCGGTCGGCCACACCTCGCTGGAGGACATCTTCGGCATCGAGTCCGAGGGTGGCGAGGCCACCGTTCTCGGCACGCTGCAGAACAAGTCCCTGCGCACCAAGTACAGCTCGCGCGTGGACCAGATGAAGTTCACGCTCCAGCAGTTCGATCGTGCTGGGCTGAAGCTGTACTACGGCTCGAACGCCCCGAACCTGCCGGACGGCACGGTCGGCGTCCCCTCGGACCCGACTCCGACCGAGGCTGCGTTCTGCGCCATCTTCATCGACGGTGTGAACGTGTTCGGGTTCTACGCCCCGAAGGCGGAGATCTTCCGCGCTGACAACGTGGAGCTCAGCGACACTGAGTCGCTGGCGGGCCTGCCCATCGGCGTCACCCCGCTGCAGTACGGCTCGAACACCTGGACCTACGCGGTCACCCCGCTGGGCATCATCGTCGCGACCGGCGCGACTGCTGGCACGCCCGGCGAGTTCACCCCGACCGGCGCGGACGCTCCGTACGACCTCGCGGCCCTGTCCTCGGTCACTGCCGACCCGGCGACCGCCTGGACCACCGGCCAGTACGTCGTCCTGGGCGACGCCTCCACGGCGCACTGGAACGGCTCCGCGTGGGCCTCTGGCGCTGCCTCCTGACCCTAGCGGTCAGATCAACTCCCCCCGGTATGCATGTGTGGCGGATCCGTGCATACCGGGGGGCTCCCCCATGGGGAGATGTTCCATCCCTGATCCGCCGTCCGCAACATCCGATCCGCCAACACAGAAGGGGAACCCCCCATGTCCACGTTCTCGCTCGATGACATCCGAGCTGCAGCTGACAAGAAGTACGCCTCCGTCAAGATCACCTTCGGCAACGAGGTGCTGGAGATGCTCAACCCGCTGCGCCTCCCCGAGGACCGGCGCAACAAGCTCATCGCCCTGCAGGAGGAGCTCGACAGCGACAAGGGCGACCAGGGCCGGCTCCTGGAGGAGGCTGTCCGACTGGTCGCCAGTGATCTCAAGGTCGCTGTCGCGTTCCTGGACGAGATCGACGGTGACCTCGCGGTCCTCGCCGCCGTCTTCGAGAAGTACAACACGGGGGCCGAGGCGGGGGAAGCCTGAGCCTCGCGCGACTGATTGACGAGTTCGGAGAGGGCCTCTACCCGGATCTGCGCTTCTACTACGGCATCGACCTAGTGGACGTAATCCAGGGGCGGGGGCCCTCTCCAAGTCTCGTCCTTCGGCTCGTGTGGAGGCTCCCCGACACCTCGCTCTCAGCTGCCCTCGCAGCTGGCGGTAGGGAGCACTTCGGCTGGGGTCAGGACCGCTACCTCAACGCCGCCATCTACGACGCACTCAACGCGAACACCCGAGCGACGGGTCAGTGGAAGAACAAGCCGCCCAACATCCCCGAGTACCCGAAGCCGAAGCGCAAGGGGAGGGGCCCGGACGGCAAGAAGAAGCCCGTGACGGTCGCTGACATCTACGCACGTTTCGCCCGGAGGTGAGCCATGCCGGCCAGTAGCCAGATCATCGGCCGTATCGCAGTCAAGGTGCTGCCAGACACGTCCGAGTTCCGGCGCGAGGCGAAGACCAAACTGGACGCGATCGAGAGGCAACTCAACTTCAAGGTCAAGATCGAGCTGGATCACACCGGCCTGCGGGAGTCTCTCGATCGGATCAAGCGGGAGCTGGAAGGCTGGAAGGACCAGCACGACCCCCTGAAGATCCATGTCGATGTGGTGATGACCCCCGGTCAGACCACGACGATCGCCGCCCGTCTGGCCTACTTGACGCGCCCGAGGCACGTCCTCATCACGCCCCAGATGAACGAGGCAGCCCTCGCAAAGGTGGGCACGGCGCTGGCAGCCCTATCCGGGGCCCGCGTCCTGAAGGATCTGCTGGAGCGGATCAAGGACATCGCCAAGGACTTCGATCGACTGGTGCCCAAGATCGGCGCCGTTGGCATGGCGATTGGCGGGCTGTCCTCCTGGATCCTCGCCGGCATCTCCAACATCTCCGCCTTCACCTACAGCATCGGCCAGATGTTCACAGCACTCCTCGCTGCACCCGGGGCCTTCGCAGGAATGGCGGTTGGCCTCGGGGTTTCGCTGGTGGCGCTGACTCAGATGAAGTCTGTGGTCCCAGACATCCTGGACAGCTTCAAGGGTCTCGCTGACACGATCGGCAAGAACTTCTGGGCTGAGGCTGGGGCAGGCATTGGCGATCTCCTGAAGCTCCACCTGGAGCCCTTGGGGCAGACGGCGCGGGAGACGGGCAAGTTCTTCGGCGCCATGGCTGCTCAGCTGGCTGGCCCGTTCAAGGATGCCATCCCCGCCATGTTCGCCAGTCTGCATGAGTCCATCAGGATCTCCACCGGCTCTGCCGGCGTCTTCGCCTCGGTCATCACCTCCCTGGGCCTGACTGGTGCGGAGTACCTGCCCCAGCTGTCCAGCTGGTTCTCGGACATCATGACCACGTTCGACAACTTCCTGAAGCGGGCCCGAGGTGACGGGTCCCTGCAGAAGTGGATTGACGACGGCGTGACCGCCATCAAGGACATGTTCCGCATGTTCCTGAACCTCGGCAAGGTCATCGCTGACATCGGCAGGGCTGCCAAGGCTGCGGGTGGATCCACCTTCGGTGTCATCGCTGACACCCTGGAGAGGGTCCACGCGATCACTTCGAGCCCTGAGTTCCAGAACACCCTCGTCGCGGTCTTCACCACGGCGCATGAGGTGATGTCGAGGATCTCTGACGCTGCCGGCCCCGCGTTGGTCACGCTGTTCGAGACTCTGGCCGACACCTTCACGAGGATCGGCCCGGTCATCGGTGATGGCATCGGTATCGCGATCGGGGCCATCGCGGATGCCCTGTCCGACCCGTCTCTGCAGGCGGGGATCCAGACGGTCTTCGTCGCCATGAAGGACGCGATCATCGCCCTGGCCCCCGCGCTGCCTCCGATCGCTCAGGCCATCGGTTCACTCGCTCCCCTGTTCTCCGCACTGCTGGGCGTCATCGCCCCACTCGTGACCGCAGCCCTGGTCCCCCTGGGCGAGATCATCCAGATCCTCGTGCCGGCGATCATTCCGCTGATCGAGGTGCTTGGGGATGGCCTGCTCGCAGTCCTGGAGGCGGTGGCCCCCTCCCTCGTCCAGCTTGCACAGGTGTTCGCAGATCTGGTCATCGAGATCATGCCTCTCGTGGAGATCATCATTGCGGTGCTCGTACCCGCTCTGGAGTTCCTGCTGAAGATCGTGATTGGAGTCTTCGAGACCATCCTCAGTGCCGTGATGAACGCCATTGAGGCAATCAAGAAGATCTTCCAGGGCTTCAAGCTGCTGCTCTCCGGAGACATCTCGAAGATGTGGGAGGGCATCAAGATGATCTTCTCTGGGGCGCTGCAGTGGATCTTCAACATCTTCAATGCAGTGTTCGGCAGTCTCATCGCCTCCATCAAGGGCTGGATCAACTCCGCCAAGGCGTTCTTCGCCGGCTGCTGGGACGACATCAAGCGGACGCTCGGCATCGCATGGGACATCATCAAGTCCGTCCTCTCCTCCACCTGGAACTGGTTGAAGGACAAGCTCTTGGCCTTCGTCACGTTCCTGCGTGAAGCCCCGACGAAGGCGATGGACTTCCTGAAGCGGGCCTTCCCCGCCGCATGGGAGTTCATCCGGGGCGCCCTAAGTCGCCTCTGGGAGGCGCTGAAGCTTGGGTTCTCAGTGTTCCTTGGTCGGCTCGTGGGCATCCCGCCCGAGCACCTCGGCCGCCTGAAGATCCTGTTCAGCACCGCATGGAGTGCCATCAAGGACAAGGCGATCGAGGCGTTCGGCAAGCTGAAGACTGCCATCAAGGACAAGGTGGCCGAGATCGTTGACTGGGTGAAGGATCTGCCCAACAAGGTCAAGAGCGCCCTGGGCGACCTGGGCGGCGTGCTCATCTCGGCTGGCAAGTCCCTCATCAGCGGCCTGCTCAATGGCATCACGAGCAAGTTCCAGGAAGTCAAGAACAAGCTGAAGGAGCTGACCAGCTTCCTGCCTGACTGGAAGGGCCCGGCCGACAAGGACCGGATGCTGCTGTTCGACGCCGGCCAGCTCATCATCGGTGGCTTCATCAAGGGCCTGGAGAGTCAGTACGGGGCCGTGAAGCGGTCCCTGGAGGGCCTCAGCGGGGATGTCGCTGGCATCGCCTTCGCTGGGCCCACCGCCGGCAACGTCGGCAGCCTCGTTGGTGGAGCTGCTGTCGGATCTGGCGCCGGCAGGGTTCTCAACTACTACGCCGCCCCCGGCTCCTCCCTCGGCTCCGAGGAGGATCTGTTCGCTGCCGCTGGGCGGGCAAGGATGGTGGGCTGGTGAGCATCGCGCTGAAGCTCGAAGGCGTGACGGACATCCTGGACCTCAACACGGTCCTGACGACTGGATCGGGGTATCAGGCCCTCGTCGGTGCTACCGGCCTGGGCCTGCCCCCAGTCACCGTCCAGTGGGTCGAGGGGGCCGGCGATGGAGCCGGCTATCGCGGACGTCGCGTGCGCTCCCGCGTCATCGACCTCCCGATCGACGTCGTGGGGATCAACCGCACGCACCTGAAGACGCTGCTCTCGCGGCTGGCGAAGGTGCTGGCAGAGCCCTGCAACCTCGTGATCGTGGAGGACGGCACCGAGTGGTTCGCCTCCGTCGTCCGCGAGGGCGGCGGTGGCTTCGCCTACGGCACCGATACCGTGGGAGAGCGGGATGTGCAAGTGATCCTCTCCCTCACGGCGGGCGACCCCTACTTCACGTCACGTGTGGTCACCTCGCAGAACGTCGCACCGGAGACGGTGACCGCGTTCCTCGACGCGCCCACCTCGATGCCGGTGGGATCCGGTCAGACGATTGGTTTTATTAATATCGAGAACACGGGGGACGCCACGGCCTACCCAGTGTGGACGGTGCATGGTCCCGGCAACAACTTCCAGGCCGTCTCGCCATCCGGGGAGACCCTGAGCTGGACTGGCACCCTGACCACTGGGCAGATCCTCACCCTGGACACCCGCAAGGGCACGGTGAAGCTGCAGGACGGCACGAACAAGTACGCCGATCTCGCTGCAGCCCCTCGGTTCTGGAGCGTCCCCCCGGGCATCACGACCTGCACGGTCGCCCTGGCGGGCACCGACTCCAACTCCAAGATCGTCTGCTCCTGGCAGGCGAGGAAGTGGCTGGTGATCTGACATGGAGCTCTCCGATTTGACCGTTGAGGTCCGGGACATCAACCTGAACCGCGTCGGCCAGATCCGGCATGAGGAGCTCGATCTGCAGCTGCAGGCGGCGTTCAACAACGTCGGGACCTGGCTCATCAGGCTCCCACCGGAACATCCGCTCGCTCCAACGCTGCGCACCCCCGGTTCCGGGATCATCGTCACTGGCCCCAACGGCCCCCTGTTCTCGGGGCCGATGACCAACACGACCTACGAGTCGTCCCCCACGGATCCAGCTGGGACCATCACGATCGAGGGCGTCAGCGACGACATCATCCTTCGCGATCACCTGTCGATCCCCCAGCCGAGCAACGCGGATCTGACCACGCAGAACGTCGCGCACGACACGCGCACCGGCTACGCCGAAGACCTGATGCACGCATACGTCAACGCGAACATCGGGCCGTCCGCTCCAGCTGGGCGCAAGAAGGCCAACCTGACGATGGGGACGAGCGGGGCCCGTGGCCCCTCAGTCACCAAGAAGCCCCGCTTCCCCATCCTCGGAGAGCTCCTGGACGAGCTCGCCCTGGTCGGTGGCCTCGGCTTCAAGATCATCCAGTCCGGGACCGTCCTAGTCTTCGAGACCTACGCGATCACCGATCGCACAGACACGGTGCGCCTGGACGTGCTCAACGGTGAGCTCATCGGCCAGAAGGTCCAGATCAGCCCCCCGGGCGTGACGCGGGTCCTGGTCGCCGGGCAGGAGGAAGGTGTCAACCGGCAGTTCGTCTACCGGGACAACGCGACATCCCTCGCCGCTGAGACCGAGTGGGGCCGGCGCATTGAGCGCTTCCTGGACCAGCGGCAGACTGACGTGGTTGCCGAGCTGGAGACTGCTGCTGACGAGGTGCTCGCAGAGGAGGGCTTCACTGGCATCGCCGCACAGACGGTGCCCGCTGAGGGCTCCTCGATGCAGTTCGGGACCGACTGGAACCTTGGGGACAAGGTGGTCGTCATCACCGAGGGACAGGAGCTCACCACCACTGTCGTCGGCTTCGTCGTCAAGGCGAATGCGGAGGGCTACCACTTCGGTGCTGTGACTGGGGATCCCACCCAGTTCGATCGCGAGGGGGCCTACATCAAGCGTGTGGGCGAGGTGGAGGATCGCGTCGCCCAGATCGAGCGCAACGTCGAGGTCACCGACCCGGCTACGTTCGTCGCGAAGACGGGCGGCGTCATGACCGGGGACCTGACTGTTGACAAGACTGGAACCGCACTGGTCGCAGCGCAGGGGAGCACCGGCGCATACCTGCGAGCGATCGGCCCTGCTGGAACCTACCGCGCACTTCAGTTCAACACCCAGGATGCCGGCAACCGCTTCACTCTGGGCCTCAACAGTGACGCCGAGACCGGCAGCGACGCCGGATCGAACCTATATCTCGCCTACTGTGACGACACGGGCGCCTACAAGGCTAACGCCATCACCCTCTATCGCGACACCGGGAAGCTCTACCTCAGCGCCCACCTCGTGCTCAACAACGCCACGAACGGTCAGGTTCGACTCGCTGTCGGCCAAGAGGCGAGTGTCACCGACCTGTCCGTGGTCAACGAAGCCGCCACCGCGTATATGAACCTGAAGTGTGCGACGCCGACGCTGAACCAGCATGCCACCACGAAGGCGTATGTGGACGGCAAGGTCGTGAACACCTCCACGGGCAGCGAGACCGACAAGGCGATGAGCGTCAACGCCTCCAAGACGTACGCGAGCAGCAGGGTGCTCAACACGATGGCCGGCACGGAGACGGACAAGGCCCCGAGCGTCAACTCGGTGAAGTCCTACGTCGCGAAGAACTCTGGCACCATGACTCCGTACGCCGCGTGGACGGACTATGGGAGTGGGTACGCCGGCCTCTACTGCACCAGGGTTGGCGACGTCGTAGCTCTCGACTTCCTGGTGAAGCCGACGTCCGACTACTCGGTGAGCAGTGGGTCGTTCTATGGCTTCGGCACCATACCGAGCGGCTACCGCCCAGCCCACTCCTTGATTGGCACGGCGGTCATCAACACCAACCTGGGAATGCATATCGGCAGGGTCAACGTCTCTTCGAGCGGCGAGATCCAGCTGGTCTCCCTGGTGACCGGGACCATCTACGCATCTGGCGGTTGGGTCGCCGTCAACGTCTCGTACCGAGGAGCATGACATGACCGACGAGGAGCTCATAGCCCTCAC